GCCTTGCAGAGTTGAACCTCGGTCAAGCTCCGAAGCCCGCAGCAGCTCCTGAAGCTGACTTGCCGGACTACCTGAGCGGTATCAGCACCGAAGATCAAGCCGCATGGAAAGAGTCGTTGGCATTGAATGCCCGCGTCGCGCAGAACACCGAAGCCCGCGTCCTCGCGATGGCCCGGAAGATGCTCGACGAAGCGTTGACCCCGGTCCGTAAGGACTTGACGGATACGCGCGACTTGACCTTGCGATCCACTGCGGCGCTGCGCCAAGGCGTAGTAGGGAACTTCACGAACGCCGACACCAAGGTGCAGGCAGCGAAGGCACTCGACGGATGGGATGACTTCCTGAACGCCGAAGATGACTCCGGTATGCCCCGCGTCAGTGCGTACAACTACTGGGTTGAGAATGACCCACAGAAGGCCGCAGCGGTGTTGAGTCGTTACGCTGACCGATTCTTGACGGACAACAAAAAGAATCAGCCGGTTACTGGTTTCGCACATATGGCTACTCCTGCTCAAGCGGCGGGTGCACCAAGCGCTGTCACAGAGGGTGTCAAAAAAGTCTCCGCTGCGCAAATCAAGTCGCGGATCGACGTAGAGCTTCGTAGTCCAAACCCTGATAAGGCGAAGATTCAAGCTCTGCGGGACATCCAGAACAAGCACGCTCAGGCGGGGACGTTAGTTCCATAACGGGATTCATCCCACAACGAGGTATCACAAATGAGTGGCTCACAATTTTACGGTGGCGGTACGAATCAGGTAGCTTCTGGCTACCCCGATCAGACCTGCAACACGTATCCAGAGTACGCAGGGATTATCGAAAATATCTACTGCGACCAAATCTACACGAAGATTCCGTTAGCCAACGCTGAACAGCGCTTGTTGCCGGACCCAGCTTCGTGCGGTCGTCCACGCGAGTTCCTGTCGTACGGTCGTCCAAACGTGCGCGGTTACGCAATCAACGGTAAGCTCGAAGCCGACGTTGCTACGTACTGCAAACGTCAGTACAAGTTGGGTGGTTTCCACTACGCTCGTACGAAGTCGAACAAGCTCGACGACAAGGTGGACTGCGACGCATCCATGCACAAGAACGCTATCAACAGCGAGTTCGAGGCAGCGTTGGCAGAGGACGCCGATGCGCGTATGGCTTGCGGCGTACCAGCGCTGGCATCCCAGTGTACGCAAGGTAACCGAGCCGGTGAATCGGGCCTTCAGCTCGGTACGCCTACGTTGCCTGTTGGCCTCACGTCGCTCGAAACTGGCGGTCCTGCCGCTTCGATGTATGCGCTGACGTACCTTCTCCAAGGTCCGCAAGTGTTCGACGAGATGTTGCTCGGCGCGTCTGATGTAGCGGCGATCGTACCGACGTTTATGAAGTATCTGATCCTCAACAGCACCTTGCTGGTGAATGCGGACAAGAATGGCAAATCGTCGTCCATCACCGACTCGAAATACTGTGAATCCATCAGCTTGCGCTGCGGCTTCCAGGTTTACGCCGGTAACTGCCAAGCTGCCGTCGATACGATCGACATCGGCGGTCAAGCACGCCCGGTTTACCGCGTCGTGTGGATCAAGCGCAAATACTTCGACGCCGCAACCGGCATCGTGTTGAGCGAGCGTGATGTACGCAACGGTGCAGGTTTCGACCTGTTCTCGACCACGATGATTCGCGACGGCTGGGCAGTGACCCACAAGGAAGCGATCGCCGTAGGTTACGTGTACCGCGCGTAATCAACCCATCCACCAAATCACAGAGGTTTCAACATGAAATTCTATAACCTGTCTATCGGCGGTGGCTCCATCGGCAAGGCTTCTCTCGGCGAGGGTAGCTGCATCGGTGACGCATTGCCGGACTGCTGCCACAACAACGGCCCGGACGTTGCACACGGATTCGAGCGCGACGAGCGCTACTTCCGTGCGCTGAACTTCGGTAAAGAGCGCCAGCTCACTTGCTGGGCTGATGCTGATAAAGTGGCCGCTGGCGACAAGCTGATCCTGTTCCCGGTTCACGCTGGTTACTTGCTCGACCGCGTCGGCGTTGAGAACAAACACGGCTGTAAAGATTTCAAGTATCACTTGGAACTGCACGACGTGCTTAACCTCAAGAACGATGTCGACACACCAGAGGTCGTATTCCCGAACGAGGACGGCGAAGTCGTGAGCCAAGTGTGGCACAACGTCGTACAGCTCAACGCGAACGCGCTCTACTACGGCTCGACGCAGGGCACCCGTCCTGCTGAAGCTGGTGAGTCCGGCCCGCAACCGTGCCAGAAGCACAAAGCCGTGGTCCTCGTGATCGACGCTTTGCCGACTGAGACGGACCCTACGACTGGCGGCTGCACTTCGTGCTCGGCCCGTAAGTTCGGCTGCGGCGTGAACAAGTTGGCCTGTATCAACCTCGAAGTGACGGCACCAGTCGTCGGCTTAGGCGGCTTGCGTACGGTCTAAACCTTGACCAATCAGCGTTAGCGCGTAGAATGCCGGGACGGGTAATCCTCCCGGCATTTTTTTATTCCAAATATGTCTGCCAACGTAAACGCTGCCGTCCGCAAAGCTACGGCACCCAATAAGCTCCCGCGCGACTACAAGCACGCGTACCTCGTTAACGTAGCGGTAGAGAAGGGCTTCGAGTACGGCACCTTCACCCCGTTACAGAAGAGCGGTAAGCAAGGGTCGTTCATCAAACCACACGGCATGGGTCTTGCCGACGTAGTCGAGTATTACACCGACGAGCGTGTAACCGACGAACAGGCCAACCGGGCGATGCACTTCAAGAAGGTTATTATGATCCTTGAAGGCAAGCTCTCCTTCCGTCAGGCCGGTGCCATCGCGGTCCCGTCCAGTCAAGACGACGACGCCGTCGAGAAAGCCGTTCGCGACATCATGGGTGCAGGCGGCACGACCGAGGATATGGAGAACGCCGTCGACCGCATTAACAACGCTGTAGCCAGTTCACGCTCGAACGGCAGTATCCTCGCAGCGTCACGCTCCGGGGTGTTCTAATGAGTCACTGCTACATCATCAACGTCGATGACCGTAACGCGATCTACGCGGGGACGAACATCGAACCCTCGCTACCCGAGGACGCGACGCACCTGCGAGTGCGCCGGTTCGATAAGCGCCTAACGCCGGACGAACTACAAACCGAGATCAACCGGGTGTGCTTCCAGCGTAAAGAGAGCCTATATGCAGCGGCGTCCGTCCAAGTGGACGAGATGCAGACCGCAGCGAAACTTGCTTTATTGGCCGCACTTTGGGCAGAATACCGAAGACTTGACAAAGGTAAGTCGATCCGGGCCTTCGCGCTGCATGTACTCAAGTGCCATCACGAGATTGCTAGCCGGGTGATAAACCAAGACACCGCCCTCGAACCCGAGGACGTGCTCACCTACTACGAGATTGCGAAAACATGGCAAACTGCAAATCCATCGGGGACTTCGCCACTTCCGTAGCGATGCTGCTAGCGGACCGTCCGGGGATCACTTGGGAACCGGACGACATCTACCGCGCAGCGACCATCGGGGTCGACGCTATATCGAGCTATCGCCCCGACATATTCACTGAATCACAGGAGATCGCACTGGTCCCCGGTACGCGTCAAAAGCTACCGTCCGGCGTGATCGCGATTGTCGGCACCGCAGAGAACATCTGCAAGAACGCTGACGGCACGACGACAGCTGCGGCCACCGTGTCTGCTGTAGATGCGAATGAGATTCGCGCGTTCCAGTTCTACGCGAACCGCAAGTGCACCCCAGCTACCGCAGACAGCGGCTCCGGCACGACGCCTGACGCGACCAATACCTGTGGCAAGTGGCTGCTCGGCGGGTTCAACTTCGACCCGCGTAACCCCGGTGAGATGAGCGTCACGCCCGCGGTACCTGATGGAGTGGTTCCGAAGATTCGCATCACGGTGCAGACCTGCGCACCGTGCTACTCCCCGGACGAACCCGCTGTCGAGCTGCCGTGCCGCTACATCGCCGCGCTGACTGAGTTCACGCTGTACCTGATGCTCGGCATCCAGTACGAGAGCGAGGCCGCGCTGCGTGCTTCCATCGAGCACCGCAATACGTTCTTCAATATGCTCGGGATTAAGTACCGTCAGGACTCGCGCTTCGCGAGCGGGTACTACCTCGGGCAGATGGGCGGCGAGAAGACTGACCCTAACGTAATCCGAGGCTAACGTGAAACTCGACGAAACCGTCCCCCTGTCCGCGTTCTTCGACACGGCGTTAATGCTGGTCCCTGCGGCCAGTACGCTTGCTGCCGAAGCCGCGATCCTGAATGCGACGATCGAAACAGCACGGGTCACACGCCAAGTGCGGGCCGTGCTGACCGTCGACGCGCAGGCCGGGGTGTCCACGTACGACATACCAACACCAGAAGGCTACACGCTCGCGTATGTCGAGAGCGTCTGCGTCAATGGTGTCAAGTACACCGGCACGCGTGAGCGGCCCTGTACGCCCGTCGAGGTTTGTACCGAGCCGGTGCAGCAGTCCCCGTGTCTGAAGCGCCCTGCGTGTATGCGCGGGTTCGCGTTGAACACGGCCTGCGGCAGCGAGGAGCTGGTCGCGTGTGGCGATGGTAAGTTCTACGTCGCAGACGGCGGTACGACGATCATCCTGATGCCTGCACCGAATGCAGACCAGTACGACGCAATCGAGGTCGAGCTGTCGGTGATCCCGTCGCGCTTCTCGTGCGTGGTGCCTATGTCGTTCTTCGAGCAATGGAAAGAGGAGATCGGCATCGGCGCTGGCTCCAAGCTCCTGCTCAACGGTGGGACGTTCGACCGTACACGTTACGCCGCCGTCAAACAGGAATGGGAGTGGGCGAAGCGACGCATGAAGAACCGCACACTCAATAACTTCACCATCGGTGACGAGTCGATGTACGACCGCACCGCATGTTCCGCAGCAGGGAAACTGGTATGAACATCACAAACCCTACCGTGCCGTTCGTTGGTTGGGCTCAAGAGGACCCCTGCGCCTGCACGCCGATCAATGCGGATGCCGCGACGTTTGCGCCTGACACGTTCGTCGTCGGCGTGGACAGTTCATGGACCACTGCGGTCGAAGGTACGTCGCCCGTTATCGAGCGTGTCGAGCTGAAGCCTGAGTGGCTGACCATCACCATCAACGGCAGCGACATCGTCTTCAGCGGTAAGCCGACTGAGGCCGGTAAAGCGTCGGGCGTAGTGGTGCTCTCGAACGAGTGCTCGGACTGCACGATTATCCCGTTCGACTTCACGGTGACGAAGCCTTGCGTCAAGCAAGCGAACATCACGCAAGACCTGTCCGCGAGCGATGGGTTCGTGCAGTTCTCGAAAGAGGTTGAGTCCGGCACCGCGGTCGGCGCGACGACGCTACCTGCGGGCGTGAGCGTAGCGGTCTACGAGACGCAACTGTCGATCACCGGCACTCCACCGGGCGCGGACGAAGTGGCGTATCCGCTGAGCTACAGCATCGAGGTCGTGAGCCCGTGCAACACGTTCACCATCAGCGGTTCGATCACGACGAAGGCGGTGGAGCCACCGTGCGTTCCGATCACGCTAGGCGAGATCACTGGATCACCGACGTTCGTCGAAGGTGAGCCCAACACGTACTGCCAGACCTACACCGGCACGACTGCTACGGTAGATGAGCTTCCTGCGCTTCCACCGGGCCTACGCTGGGAGCTATCCCCCGGCAAGGTGTGCATCACCGGCACGCTGCTGCCGAAGCCCTGCGCAACGTCCTGGGAGCCCGTGTGTGAGGTCTACACCCTGACGCTCGTCAACGAATGCAGTAAGATTCGCGCTGCGATGTCGGTGCAGGCTGAGTACGAGAACCCGAACAAGCCCGTGTTTTGCATGGGCACAGTCATCGCTACGCCGACAGACCCGACGAGCCCGAACGTCTACGCATGGAAAGTGACGGCACGCTGGTTCCCTGCGAACACAAAAGTCACGATCTGGTACGGGTACTTCGGCTCGGCGCTCGGTGCTCCTGACGACATCCTGACGGATAACGAGATCACGATCGACGGCACCGGGTTCGGTGAGACTACGGTACAGCTCGGCCCGACCGGAAGCGGATGCCGCACACTGACGCTGTACGCGTCACACCCAACGTGCGCACTCGTAACAAACTTCGCAGCGCTTACGCGTCCGTTCAACGTCGGTAACGAGTGCACCTCGTCGTCTGGCGCGGGCGGGTTCTCCGATGGCGACGGCGGCGGCGCTGGTGAAGGTCCGGGTACCGGCACAGGCGGTGACAACGGTGACGGTGGTCAACCGGGCGGCAACGGCGCGGACGGCGGCGGGGTGGCGTAATGCGGATCACCCGGTTCGGTGGGCTCGTACCCGCGCTCGACGCCAAGCAACTCAACACCATGTTCGGCACGACGGCGAAGAACGTCCGCGTGTGGGACGGTACGTTACGCGCCATGCGCACGGCATCGCCAGCTGCGGCCTGTGCGCCGGACTGTGAAGTCGAGATTGGCATCGGCGAAGTCGAGGACCAGATCAAGGTCGCGAACGGCCAGCTCGTGCATGCAGACGGCACGGTCGTCGTACAGCCGCGGCCTACTGACATCCCGTCAGTGCGGGTCGTTACCGCAGGTAAGGATGCGATCGCGTTCCGGTACAGCACGGTGAACAAATACGGCGAAGAGTCCGCGAAGTCCAACGTCAGCAGCACGGTGCGTGTCGAGCAAGGCTCGCGGATCATCGTGAATGCAGGGTCGTATCCGATGCGGCTCTACGCCTACGTTACGGACAGCCTGACCGGCCAGCAGACTCAAGAGGACTTCCTGCTGCCGTTCGGCAATGAAGTGCTTGTCGGGGAGTTCACCGGACCGGCCAACTTCGTGTATGACCTGTCGACATGGGCCATGAGTAATGACGGCTACAACACCGACGACTGGTGCGTACCGAACGGAATCAAGTGCATCACGAAAGACCTCGAAGGTTACTACTACGCGTACAGTGATAACACGGTGTGGATCAGCGAGCGTCATCTGGCGCATGCATGGCCGCGCCGTCAGGTGGTGTACGTCAAGCACACGATCCGCGACCTCGTGCCGTACTACGACGTGGTGTTCATCACGACGAACCAGACTCCGGCGCTCCTACGCAAGCCGATGATTACGCAGGGGATCGACGAGGGGTTGGTTGACGCGAACATCACGTACTATTCCCAATCGCACCCAGCCACCGGGCCAGCGGCCTCGACGGACTTCGGCGTAATCTACCCGAGCACGATGGGGCTCGTTGCGTTGACGCCGACCGTGCCAAATGGGTTGCAGCTCTTCACGCGGAACCTCATCAACGAGGACACGTGGCGCGAGAAGTGGTCCCCGACCGTCTTGACGTGGTGCCAAGGCGTCGCGTACGGGTCGAATGCGGATCGCGGCTTCTTGCTCGATGTGAAGGACAACAACGAAGGCAGCTACGAGCTGGGCCAGATGGTCGAGATCGCACCGTTCAAGACGGCCTGCTGCCACAGCGGGTACCCCGTGCTCGACGGGCGCGCATGGAACTCCGGCACCGGGTATCTCGCAGCGACGTGGATCAGCCGCATCTTTGTCGAGGTAGGTATCGTGAAACTTACGGCAGCAAAGGTCGTAGGCCGCAACCTTGCCGGTATCGTGTTCGAGCTGCACGAGCGCAAGCTCGGCCTGCTACGCCGCGTCACGCTCACGGATGCAGACAGCAACGTCCCGTTCAACCTGCCCATGAAGCGGGGTCAGGATTATTGGGTGAGCTTGGTCTTACCGGCCACCGGGCGCGAGATCGCCGTTGAGGAAGTCCACGTAGCAGCTACGCGCTGGGAGCTTTTGAAGGCGGATTGACCGACAGCTCGCGGATAGGC